ACTAGCGGCCGCATGGGCGAACGCTCGACGCGTCTCCGCGGTCGGCGCACTCAACTCGGCCGTTACCTGGAAAGAGTTCTCGTCGGATCCGTCGAAACTTCAACTCGTCGAGTCACGCCAGTTTCAGGCGCTCGAACTGTCACGCCAGACCGGCATCCCGGCGTACCTGCTGGGGATCGGCGTTCCCGGATCGTTCACATACTCGAACGCCCAGCAGGCTCGACAAGACCTCTACCTGTTCGGCGCAAAATGGATCCTCGACGTCATCGCCGAAACGCTCTCAATGGTTCTCCCTCGCGGCCGTTTCGTCGAGTTCGATCTCGATGACTTCCTCGCCGAGAACGCGATGATCGAGGACATCGCCACCGAAGATCCGGCGTCGATGCGCGCACCTGCTCCAGGACCGTCGCCGCGTATGACACCGCCATCCGCTCCCGACATGGAGGACTCATGATCCGCCTATCCGCTCAACTCGTCACGCTCGACGCCGCGGCCCCCGACGGCGAACCGAAACGGACGATCACCGGTCTCGCCGTCCCGTGGGACACAACCGCCACCCTGTCAGGCGGCGAGGTCGTTCAGTTCCTCAAAGGATCGATCGCAGAGGATGCGTCATCGGTGAAACTTTTAGAGTTCCATGACGACACGCGCGTCATCGGAAAAGTGACCGCGCTCGCCTCCACCGACGAAGGTCTCATGTTCGAGGCGAAAATCGCTCCGACACGCGCCGGCGACGACGCTCTCGCACTACTCGCGATGGGCGCTCTCGACTCGGTGTCCGTCGGTGCGATCCCTGTCCGATACAAGACCGCCGCCGATGGAACGATGCTCGTCTCCGAGGCTCGAATGGTCGAGTTATCGGTCGTCACAGTCCCGGCATACGCCGAGGCTCAGGTCTACTCGGTCGCCGCGTCCGCCACCGAGGAAACAGTCGAAGAGGACGCGACCCAACCCAACCCAACCCAAGACTCCGAGGAGGAGAAAATGGACATCCAGGAAACCCCCGTCGAGGCCGCCATCGCGACGACCCCGATCTACGCGACCGCCAAGCGCGAGTTCAAGTTGCCGACGGCCGCCGAATACATCGCGAAGTTCGTCGCCGGAGGCGGCGAGTTCGCCGAGTTCAACGCGCGCATCAAGGCCGCCGCTCCCGAAGTGGTTCTCTCGGACCTGCCGGGAACCCTTCCGACCCCAATCGTTCAGCCGTACTTCGATTCGCTGAACCCCATCAGGCCCCTCGTCACGGCGATCGGGACTCGCGCGATGCCCTCCACCGGAGCCACGTTCCGTCGGCCGGTGTTGACCACTCGTCCCGTCGCGGACGTTCAGGCAAACGATGGTGACACGCTGAACGCGTCGACCGTCGTCATCTCGAACAACAACGTCGACAAGGTGACCGTGGGGACATACGCGAATCTGACCGAACAGACGATCGACTGGTCCGATCCGTCGTCGATCGACATCGTTCTCCGCCAGATGGCCATCGCCTACGGTCAGGCGACCGACCTGTACGCCTGCTCCGAACTCGAAGGCGGCGTGTCGCAGACCGAGGACTGGAACTCGACCGACGCCGCGGCGACGATCGCCGGCATCTACCTCGCGGCCGCGACCATCTCCGGAAACGGGAACTACCTCCCGACTCACGCCTTCACGGCCCCCGACGTCTGGGCGAAGTTGGGCGGTCTCTGCGACGACTCAGGTCGTCCGGTGTTCCCGTCGCTCGCACCGATGAACGCCGCCGGCGTTTCGTCGGCCGCCACCTGGAACGGCAACCCTCTCGGACTGGAACTGGTGGTCGACAAGAACCTGACCGCCGGATCCTTCATCATCGGTCACGCCGCCGGTCCGGCCGCTGGTTTCGAGATCTACGAAAACAACCGCGGCGCCGTGTCGATCGACCTTCCGTCGACCCTCCAGCGCCAGGTGGCCTACCGTGGTTTCATCGCGACCTTCATGGCGGACGCCACCATGTTCGTCAAGATGGAAGATCAAGCCTGATCGACGCGAGCATCGGGAGTCTGGATCATGGCAACTTTCACCGTCATCGAGCATATGAGGCTCGACGATTACGCCGTGGTCCAGACTCTCGAAACGACTGACATCGCGATCGGACAGTCGATAACCCTGTCCGGTCTCGGACACGGCCTGAACGGAACACACATCGTTTTTGCCGTACCGATCCACCTGTTCATCGGCGTCGACGACTACGGAGATCTCCTCTATAACCCTGAGGTCATCATCCCGAATCAACTCCTGTTCTACGACGCCGGCGACAAACTGGAAAGGTCCGCCGCGATTCCGAACGGGACGCTCACCTGGACTCAGACCTGTACCTGGATCACGTCCGCGGACGTTCAAGTGTTCCTAGGGATCACATCGGCCACCGCGAACGACACCGCGTTCCTCGCTCAGGCCGTGAACGCCTCGAACGCCTGGTGTTTCGCTCGACGTGTTCAGGCCGGCTACCACGACTCCCTGACAACCGTCCCGTCGGACGCCGTGAAAATGGGCGCAATCCTCTACGCCGCCGGTCTTTACCGTGAACGCGGATCGATCGACTCCTTCCAGTCATTCGAGGGGATGGGAACCGCCGGACCTGTCATGACGATGGGCCGCGTGAACCAACTGCTCGGAATCAAACGGAGTCAGGTGGCATGAGATGGCCTCCGGAATCTTCGTCGACGCGACGACCGCTCTCAAAAACGCGATCACCGCTCTCGGATACGTTCCCGTCACCGACGCGCGGAACGCTCGACCGCTCACCGTGTTCATCGAGCCGCCGTCATTCACCGCGTTCAACGCTGGGATCATCAACTCCGTCGCCGACATCACGTTCACTATCCGAATCCTGGCATCGCCACCCGGCAACCAGGACGCGACGGACTACATCCTGACCGTCATGGACGACATCTACAACTCGACCATCGTCGTCGTTGACGGCAGACCATCAGTCACCGTCATCGGATCGCAGGACATCCCGTCCTACGACCTCACAGTAAGAATGAGCGCGCGCCGCTCCTAACCAGAAAGAGAACAATGGCCACCACCACCTTCCTCGGAAACGCGACGATCAACCTGACCGTCGGCGTGACCACCACCGATCTCTCGGACAACTGCTCCAAGTGCGAGATCAGCCTCACGAAAGAGGCGCTCGAAACCACCGCCTTCGGCGGAACGGCGCGAGTGTTCACCGCCGGCCTCGAAAACAATGAGGTCACCCTCACCCTGTTCAACTCGTACGGAGCCGGCGAAATCGAGGCGATCCTCTACTCCGCCTGGGGGACCGCGGCGACGCTCGTCATCTCCCCGTCCGGAACCTCGGAATCGGCCACCAACCCCGAATACACCATCGCGAACTGCTACCTGGAGAAGATCACCCCGATCAACTCGGCCGTCGGCGAACTCTCCGTCGTCGAGGCCGTGTTCAAGGGCGGCACATCCGCGCGCGACATCACTCCCTGACCTATCCTGACCCCGGACAACTAGGAGGTCACGGATGAAACTCACGCTCAAGGTCAACACCGGCGACGGCGACTATCAGGTAACGACGAACCTGTTCGTCATCGTCACCTGGGAGCGGAAGTTCAAGAGGAAGGCGTCCGACCTGTCAACGTCCGGGATCGGGATGGAGGATCTCGCGTTCATGGCCTATGAGGCCACGAAACAACAGGGGATCACCGTTCCGGCGATGTTCGACGATTTCATCAAGAAGATCGTCACGCTCGAAGTGTTGGAGGCCGACGGCCAAAACCCTACCGAGGAGGTTTCAGACGCCAGTTAGCGGAAGTATGTGCCGCGACTGGATTCTGGCCTCCCGACATCCCGTTCGACATAGATGACCTCGCGACCGTAGTGGACGCGATCAACAACGACAGAAAAGGAGGACAACGATGACCGCGACGATCGGCCTGGAATACTACGGTCTGAAAGAGGCTCTTCGTGACCTCCAGAAAACCTCTCCGGCGCTCCGCAAAGACCTATCGAAACGGATGCTCAGTACGGTCCGCGAAACGATGGTCGCACCGATCCAGGACACCATCCCGGCGACCTCACCTCTGAGCGGCATGGACCACTCGGCGCGCACAGGGTGGAATCGAGACTCCCAAACGAAAGGCGTGATCGCGAAAATCGACACGCGGAAGGCTCGACGCCGAAACCTTCAACAGGGCGCTCAATGGGAGTCCGTCGGAACTGTTGTCGTCCGAACGAAAACGGCGGCGCTCGCGATCGCCGACATGGCCGGCCGCGGACCGAACCAGACACGGAACTCGAATCCGAAAATGGCTCGACCAGATTTCGAGAAGTACCTGACGAACAAACTGTCGCGCGGACCGTCGCGATTCATCTGGTTCGGCGGCGAACGAAACGTCGACACAACTGAACGCCGGCTCACGCCGATCATCGAGGAGATCATCGCTCAGGCCATCCCGAACGCGGTGAGGCGCTAATGGCCATCTCACTCCCGATCGTCTCCGAATGGAATCCCGGCGGAATCAACAAGGCGATCGCCGACTTCAAGAAACTGGAAACGAACGGCGAAAAGGCCGCGTTCGCGATCAAGAAGGCCGCACTACCGGCCGCCGCCGCTCTCGCCGGCCTCGGTGTCGTCGCCGTCGACGCCGTGAAGGCGTTCGTCGAGGATGACGCCGCCGCCCAGAAACTGGCCACGACACTCCAGAACGTCACGAACGCGACCGACGCTCAGGTCGCCGCCGTCGAGGACTACATCACGAAAACGTCGATCGCGGCCGCCGTGTCAGACGACGACCTTCGACCTGCTCTCGACTCTCTGGTTCGAGGAACTGGCGACGTCGCTCAGGCTCAAGACCTCCTCGGTCTCGCGCTCGACATTTCGGCCGGAACTGGCAAGGATCTCGGGACTGTCGCCGACGCGCTCTCGAAGGCGTACAACGGGAACTTCAAGGCGCTCAAGGCGCTCGATCCGGCTCTTGCCGGCATCATCGCCGAAGGCGCAGATGCGGACACGATCTTCGGCCGGTTGGCCGGCACGTTCCAGAACCAGGCGTCGAAACAGGCCGGAACCGCTCAAGGCAAGTTCAAGTCGATGTCGATCGCGCTCCAGGAGACGAAGGAGTCGATCGGCGCGGCCCTTCTCCCGATCGTCGAGAAACTGCTCCCGAAACTCCAGTCGCTCGGAAACTTTGTTCGCGACAACACCGGACTCATCGTCACGCTCGGAGTCGTCATCGGGACGCTCGCCGCCGCGATCCTCGCCATTAACGCTGGACTCACGATCTACAACACGATCCAGGCGCTAACGGCCGCACTCAACACGGCGCTCACCGCATCGTTCTCGGCGCTCTGGGTAGCGACCGGCGCGGTCGTCATTCTCGCCGTCGTTGCGGCGCTGGTCGCGCTACAAGTCAAGTTCGACATTTTCGGAAAGACCATCAACTTCCTCAAAGAGGCGTTCAATCTTTGGTGGCAGACCGTCAAGACCGTGTTCAACTCGGTCAAAGACGTCGCGTCGACCGTGTTCACCGCGATCGGTAGCGCCGTCGGAAGTTGGTATGAGAAGGTTCGAGGGTACATCGACGCGATCTATAGCGCGTTCAAGACCGTGTTCAACGGCGTCGCGAGCATCTGGAACAACACGGTCGGAAAACTGTCGTTCAAAGTTCCCGGTTGGGTTCCTTTGATCGGCGGTAAAGGTTTCGACGTACCAGATATCCCGATGCTCGCCGAGGGTGGCATCGTCACCGGTCCGACAGTCGCGATGATCGGCGAGGCCGGCCCTGAGGCCGTCATCCCGTTATCGAAGGCCGGCATCATGGGGAACACCATCAACATCACGGTCACCTCCGCCGATCCGAACGCCGTCGTCGCCGCGCTCCAGCAGTACGTCCGTCTGAACAATCGTCTCCCGGCGAACGCGATCGGATAATCCGATGGCGCGCATCAACTGGAGTACGACAGTCGGAACGACATCGTTCACGTCGATCACTCAGTCACTCTCATTCAACGTCGGTCGCGCGTCATACTTCGACACCTGGTCGGGAAACACGGTCACGTTCACAGTCCGGAACAACACCGGACAGGCCGCCAACATCAACCAGGGCGACCTCATCACCATCGAGAACGACATCTCCGGCATCGACCTCTACTTCTACGTCGTCGAGGTCACCTTCCAGGATGAGATCTCCGCCGCCGAAAACACGGCCACCATCACCGGCCGTGACGCGATCGGTCAGATCCTCCAGTTCCCGATCTCCGGCGAACCTGGCACATACACAAACGCGCTCGACCAAGTTTCGGCGCTCATGAACCAACTCGCGCCGTTCAACCCTCCCTATCCGGATCCGAGTCCTGTCGCCGGCCGCGCCATCGTCGAAACATCGTTCGGCGAAACGACGATCGGTCAACGAATCGTCGACCTGATCCTCACCGAAAACTCGACCTTCTACTACGACGGTCAGACTCTCGTATTCCGGCCGTCGGCCGCTCCCGGCTCGATCGCCTGGTTTTTCGGACCGTCATCCGTTCCCGGATCGGTGATCTACGACACTCTCGTCCGGAAGTATCCGAACGCGAACTATCCGAACAACGTCCGCGTCACCTCGACAACGAACGGAACGAAAACGGCGACCGCCACCGGTATCTATCGGCGGAACTACGAACGGAACGTCCTCCTCACCGGCTCCGCCCAACAACAGGCGCAGGCGGACTATTACGCGAACACGCTCTCCGACGATAACCAGTTGTATCTCGATCTTCGGATGACCGACTCGGGAAACACTTCCGCGAAGTGTCAGGCCGTTCTCAACGACATTGCGTCAATGGTCGGGAAACGCGTCGAGGTGGCTTACACCCCTCCCGGTAGTGCGATCACGTCGGGTTACTTCGTGATCGAAGGCGTGACCGTCAACGCGGTCCCCGGACAGACGACGATGACGTTCTCAATGTCGCCTCAGGCGATCTACGACCTGTTTACTCTGGACTCGTCAACCTTCGGTATTCTCAACACAAACAGACTCGGATGGTGAACTAATGGCAACTCAATGGACGGCCGGAACGACATCGGGACAGGTACTCACGGCGGCGACCCTGAACACGATCGGCGCCGCATGGGAAACGTGGACTCCCACATTGAGCGGATCGGTCACAAACCCAAACCTTGGCACAACTGGAACGCGAGATGGCAAATACTGCCGGATCAACAAAACAATCATCGCCACCGCCAATTTCACGTTTAATGGCGTCGGGATCGCCGCCGGCTCAGGCTTCTACAAATGTTCGTTGCCATTCACCGCTATCGCCGCCGCACCGACAGCCGGATCAGTCGTTGCAATTGACGTAAGTTCGTTCGCCTCAACCATTAACGTCGTCGGACTCGACACCACGACTTTGATGATCGGCTACGGAACCGGCGGGGCAAGCCTTGCGGCGTCGATCCAAGCGACGACCTACCCCTGGGCCGCCGGTGACCTTCTACGGTGGTTCTTCATTTACGAGGCGGCATGACATGACACTTAATCTTGCAACACCATTTGACCCTGAAAAAGTGCCGAACGAATGGTGGTCGGAACGTATGCGACTCCATCGAGACCGGCTCCTCGCCGAATCCGACTGGACTCAACTACCAGACGCTCCCGTTGAACGCGCCGCATGGGCGACTTATCGACAGGCTCTCCGCGACTTCCCGGTAACATGGAAACCCGGTCCGACCGTCACGTTCCCTGATACGCCGTGAAACTGCCCATCGTCATCGTCGCGGCCGCCGCCGCACTCATCTGGTGGATCTTCGCATGAAAATCGTGAACCCTCCGAAGGCGCTCATTCTGCTCGTCGCGCTCATCTGCGTAACTGTGCTAATGGCCGTCGGAAGAGTCGATCAGACCGCCGGACTCCCAATAGTTAGCGCCGTCATTTTTTACGGCATCGGTAACGGAGTCCAAGCCAGATCGGGAACGCCGTCGTCACCGATCATCGGACCGAAAGACCAAAGTTGACTGAGGCCACCAGTTTCGTCTCCTGGAACCGAGGTCGAACTCCAGGCGCGCCGTACGACAAGGCGTCGCCGAACCTCCTCCTCCTCGCCGGCGAACTCCGATCGAGATGGAACCTCAAGAATCTCGGGATCTACAACGTCCGACCAGTCCGAGGCGGAACCGCCTGGAGCAGTCACGCGTTCGGCGCGGCGCTCGACGCCGGCTACGGCCTCGGCCCTGCTCGACATAACGGTCCCGGCATCGAGGTCGTAGAACGCGACATCCTCCCCTGGCTCATCGACAACTCCGCCGAACTCGGAATCCAAAGGATCCACCAGTATCAGAGGACGCGCTACTGGGAGGCCGGCCGAGGATGGATCCCAAAATCGCCGGGAGCCGGAAACGACTGGCTCCACATCGAGACCCATCCTGACCGATGGGCCGACACCACACCGATCGCTGAAAGGCTCCTAAAAGGCTCTCAGACCGCCTCCGGCGCGTCGAGCGCACCAACACCGCCCAAATACCCCGGACGGCCTCTACAGAAAGGCTCCAAGGGGATCAACGTGAAACAAATCCAACTCCGCCTCGGACTGGTCGCCGACGGGAACTTCGGTCCCGTAACCGACGCGGCCGTCCGCCAATACCAACTCGACCATCACCTCGGCCTCGCAGACGGCATCGTAGGACCGGTCACCTGGAGATCCCTGTTTCGGTGATCCACCGATCAGAGACGCGAATCCGGTAGACCGTCGGCGACCACCGGCCGACCTCTGGAGGAACCATGAAACACCGACTCACCGATCTCGCCGTTCTCGGCGTCATGCTCATCTCGACCATGATCGCCGGAAACGAAATCCTGGCAAGAATCACCAAACCATCGCCACAGACCGCGCCGGCCGTCATCGGCGAACCGATCTACTCGACCGTCGTCATCACACCGATCGCGCCGCCGACCACCACCAGCACCATGCCGGCAACATCCACGACCACCGCCCACGATGCGCTCCAGGAGGACCTCGCGATCCTCAACCTCGATCCGTCGGTCCCTTGCCAGGAATGGGCGACACTCGCGCTCGACGTCGGATGGCCTGTCGAGGAACTCCAGAACCTCCTGGAGGAAATCTGGTCCGAGTCCCGTTGTCAGTCCGGAGTCGTCAACCCGACGTCACCGGATAACGGCCTCCTCCAACTCAACGAAGTGTGGCGCGACGAGTTCGAGCGATACTTCGGTCCGTGGTCTCAGGTGCTAGATCCTCGTCTGAATCTCGCGATGGGACTAGAAATCTGGAGATGGCATCAGGAACACAGAGGATGCGGATGGGAGCCGTGGAGCCGGTCATGTTGAACGTCGACGCGCCGTCCTGGATGGAACGCGCCGACTGCCAGAACCTTCCGACCGCCATGTTTTTTCCTCAACCAGGCAAAGGTGGCGCGGCCGACTCGAAAACGGCGATTCGGATCTGTCAAGGATGTCCGGTCCGCGAGGAATGTCTCGCCTATGCGATGTCGTTCCCAGATCGGAGCCTTCCCGGCATCTGGGGTGGTACGACCGAACGTGAACGCTCTCGACTCCACCACTCCACCACACCGATCCGCTACCGTCTGGGAAAACCCGACTAGAGAGGATTATCCGATGACCGACGACATCGAAAGAGTAACGCGAGAGGCCGGCGAGGCGATGGATAAGGCCGCGGCCTACATCACCGCCCAGGCGAACGTGATCGAGCGTCTCCGCCAGGAACGCGCCGAACTCCGTCGAGCGCTCTACGAGTGCGCGTACTGTCTCAACAGTCTCGACGTCGCACCTTCGGCGATGACGAAAACGACTGCGGACACGATCGTCCAACTGAACCTCGGCGGATTCAATGATTGACCGACCGCGCCTCCAGAAACCGACCGCCGGCGCGTGTTGTCGATGCGGCCGCGGTCTCGCCGGCGACGACATTTTCCATTGGTCGCCGGGATCATGGTCCGTCTGGTGTTTCAAGTGTTACAAGGCCGAACACTTCCAGAACCTCGTCCGCCTCCAACAGGAGGATCCCGATGGCGTTTGACCTGTCCCAGTACGCGACCGTCGAGGAACGCCTCGTCCTGTTTTGGGCGGCGAACCCGGACGGCCGCATAACGACCGACATCGTTCGCATTGACGACCATGCCGTCCTGTTCCGCGCCGAGGTTTACCGTCATCGAGACGACACTCAACCGGCCGCCGTCGGACACGCCTACGAAGAGAAAACGGATCGAGGCGTGAACGCGACCAGTCACGTCGAGAACTGTGAAACGTCGGCGATCGGCCGCGCATTAGCGAACTGGACCTATCAGGCCGGTAAACGGCCGTCACGCGAAGAGATGGCGAAAGTCGAGCGTATGGGAGGCGCGCCGGCCCCATCCGGCGACGGCCCTTCGGATGCACAGTTACGCCTCCTCCGTTCGTTGAAGTATCAAGGAGATCCGCGCGCGCTCTCGAAACGTGAGGCGTCCGCCGAAATCGACCGCCTGAAACAGGAGGCCGTTTCGGAGCATCCGTTCTAATGATCGTCTATTCGCTCACGAACGAAACGCTCCAGGTGGCGCTCAACGCGGCCCCGAAGTTCGCCAACCGAAACGACTGGAATCTCATGTCCGGCCCCATCGGCGAATGGGCGGCCATCAAATACCTGACCGACAACGGACAACGACTCCACACTCCCGGAGGAGACCGGCACGATCTAGAGATCTACCTTCCTCATTCTCAGATCGACGTCGAGGTGAAAACACGGTCCGCCGGACGAACACCGCCACGGTCCGACTCTTACGTCTCCGCGCCGGCTCGACGAGTATTCCGTCAATCCGCCGAATCCGATCTATTCATTTTCGCCTGGAGATGGATCGACGGCCACCAACATTTAGTCGCGCTCGTCGGATGGGAATACGCTCGCCAGGTGAGACGATGGCCCCTCAAAGAGAAGGGGACTCGATGGGCGGACGCCGATGACGTCGTGAAGTATGACGTTCTCCGGCAACAGATCAGTCAACTCCGACCGCTGGACGAACTGATCGAGAAACTGGATGACGAGACGCTATGACCGAATCCGAGTTTCAATCTCAGATCATCGAGATCGCATCCCTCCGAGGATGGAAGATCGCACACTTCCGGCCGGCTCAGATCCGTCCCGGACGATGGGCGACACCGATCCAAGGCGACGCCGGATTCCCCGACCTGGTACTCGCTCGACCTAAGTTCGGCGACCTGATTTTCGCTGAACTAAAACGCGAACGCGGCCGCCTGTCCGCCGGCCAGATCGCATGGATCAGAACCCTCATCGCGTCCGGCGCTGAGGCGTACGTCTGGTTCCCTTCCGACCTTCCCGACATCATCAACCGACTATCAAGGAGTAACTCATGATCCATCCCTGGCAACAACCGATCAGACCGCTCGAGGTCTATCCGACACCGCTCGAACTGTGGCGACCCGTCCTGTTCATCCGACCGCGCACCGACGGAGGATGGGAAGTCATGACCGCCGCCGGCTCAACATGGACCAACAATGACTCGACCATCCGCGAGGTCCAACCATGATCCGCCGTTCACCGCGTCCCGAGTCAAACTGGACGGTCATCCGGAATGAGGTGATCGCGGACGGCCGGATCTCATTCAAGGCGACCGGAATCCTGATCTACATCCTCTCCAAGCCGGACAACTGGCGCACCTCGACCGCTCAACTGGCGACCGTGAAGAAGGAAGGTCTCGACGCCGTGAGGACGGCGCTCACCGAACTCACGATCGCCGGCTATGTCAGGACACGCCGCTATCAGGACGAACGCGGTCGCTGGCAGTACGAGACCGAAGTGTTCGACGTCGCGCGACCTGTGGAGAACCCTGTGGGAACTGTGGACAGTTGTCCACCACCTCATCAGGAAAAACCCCACGGGGAAAATGCCCCTGTATTAGTAAAGACTCAAAGAACAAAGACTCAAAGAAAGTTGGCATCTAATCAGATACAACGCATCCGCCTCTGTGGAAACTGCTCAGGTCAAGGCAAAGTCATCGAGGACAGTTACATCGTGACCTGCTCCACCTGTAACGGCGACGGGATCGGCTAATGGCCGGAAACCCCATCTACAGCACCCCACGATGGAAAGCCATCCGAAAGCAGGTCATTGAGGCCATGCCCATCTGCCATTGGTGCGGCATCAAGCCCAGCACTCAGGCCGACCACCTGATCGAGGTCGACAGGTGCGACGACCCCTACGACATCACCCTCATCGTCGGATCCTGCGCCTCCTGTAACGCCTCCCGAGGCGCTCGATACGTCAACCGAAAAACCGCCCAAAGGATCCAAGCCAGAAACCCCTATCTAGCAGGCGAAACGTCAACGATTTTTTCTGACGACCCAACAAATCAC